ACTTATAGTATGAATAAAAAGTTTTAAATTCTCACATCATCGGCAAGCACCCAAACTCTGCCGTTTTCCCATTCTGATGCTTCTGTAATTTCTACAAAATTGCCATTGTCTACATTGGCATTCAGCATATCTCGACTAATTACATATTCGCGCTCATTGTAAGTATGATTATTTTCCACTTCTGCAATGATTACGCATTTATCGGAGCTAGTGGTGAGAAGTAGTTTTTTAGATTTCATATTATACTAAGCAAGCATTGATACCCATTTGATCAATGGCATCTGAAATTTCCATTTTCATTTCTTCGCAAGTGATGATTGTTTGTCGTGCCGAGATGCTACCTTTTTCGGCTGCGTCTATATTTGCATTTATCATTTCCTGAAGTTGATTAATTTTTTCTGTGAGTTCTTGTAGTGTTTTCATATTGTAAAGGTAAAGTAAGACGTAAGTTTAAGCAAGAAAAAAGAGAATTATTTTAAGCATTTCTTTCTACACTTCTCCAACCATAACGACGCACGTCATCATCATGTGATGCTCGCGGCAACATCTTTGTTAATTGCTCAATGCTTGAGAAGATCCATTGACGAGTTTTCTCATCAGCGCCAACCCAACGACGTTTTTCGTGGTCAAAGTGATCCACTTCTAAACGGTGCTTTAATGTCTCGATTTTGAATTTTATATCTTTAACTGTCATATTATTACTATCGACTATTTTTTAACTAATTGCAAACTTTATTTCAATTATTTTCGATTATTTTTACTTTTGTTGTAAAGTGTTGGTATTCAACGACTTATGGAAGCCGGGCTGCCATAAGTGCCTGATATTCAACGACTTATGACATTAAAAATCATCTAGTAGCCACTCATCCAAGGCGTAGGTATCAAGCTCAGGGTCTGAGTAACTTGCTCCGTCAGGAGTTCTGAATGTTTCCATCGCTTCCAATCGGTCTACAAGATCAGCATACCTCACACATCTACGAGCTACCTTGTAGAGTGCTTCGTCATTACCTAGCCATAGCGCTACGTTCCAAGTTGCCCAATTTTTCCATCCGTTATATGTTGTATCTGTCATAATTATTTTACCTGCATAGCTCTACCTAAAACATTAATATGTTTTTTGTCGTTGTTCTTAGCTATGGACACAGCTAACTCAACAGCGTCAGAGCGTTTTGTGAATTCGTCAATCATTCTGCCGAACGAGAAGACTTGGAACCAATTAGAAAGGTTTTTATGTTGTTTTATTGTTATCATATTTATAATTTAGTAGATTCTCTCAGTAAAGTCAAGACCTTATCGTATTCTTTTTGAGCCTGTACTAGTGCGGTGTGAGCGTCCTGTATAGCTTGCGCGGTGGTAAAAGTTTCGCTCCATTCTTCCTTGGTTCTGCTTAAAAGAAATTTAAGATTACCGAGAGCCTTACTCATAGCAAGGGAGCAGTCAAGTTCAGGGTATGGTTCGCGCTCACTCATTGGTTATTAAATTGGTGGATGATTTGGTCAAGTGTCCATATGTTACCGCCTACGTCCTCAAAGAGGTCAAGTCCCTCAAGTGGGTCTGTGCCCAAGCTGTCAATGATACCGAGTTCTTCTGTCATGAATGTTGTTAGTTGTTCTGTCATACTAATACTATCGTCTATTATGGGTTGAAAGTCAAACTTTATTTTAGTTGTGCAAGTGAACGTGTCGAGACTCTAACTTGTCAAGGAACTTGTCAAACCTTGCGCTGCTAGCCTTAAGATCGGCAAGTCTCTTTTCTGCTCTTGCTAGCTCAGGCAAGGCAAGTTCCTCAATGGCAATTTCATCAGCTTCAACGTTCGTTGAGTTCGCACGTGTATTTGCGATCACGGCTTTGATGTGTTTAATTCGTGCTTCTGTGTGTATTATATCTAATTCGTTCATACCTTACTATCGTATAGTTTTTAAAAAAAGTCAAATTTATTTGCAGTTATAATTAAACTAAGTTTTTGCCTGATCCCACTAGGAAGATAGGACAACTTTTTAGTTGTAACACTTGCATACAGTTGGCATGGTTTCTGTACAGAAGTTTCGTAAGTTGTTGTTATTCAACGACTTATGGCAGCCCGGCGCGCCATAAGTGCCTGATATTCAACGACTTATGACATTTTTGCTATACCATATGCCCGTATAACCCGTCAAGCACAAAATGAAAAACCTCCCCCACTTGCGTGAGAGAGGTAACTTAACAGTAAACGAGAAATTATTTTAAGGGGCATTACCATGCCCCCTGTGAGGAATACTTACCTTCGTGGATAGCAAAGACCTCAGCGTCCACAAGTTCTTGGATCTTATTTTTTACCTCGTCTAAATTTGATGGGGTAAATTCATTGTCATTATTATCTAAAATTTCGACAACGTTAAAAGTGTTTACATCCTTCACTTGTACATCTACAACGATGCAAGATTCCCAATACTTGCCCGCATCATCTATGATTACCATAGTGTACTCTTCATTCATTATTGATGTTGGGTCGACGTGATCGATTACTAAGTTGTTTGTTGTTATGTTCATATATACAAAGTAAGGTAAAAAGCAGATGACGTCAAATTTATTTGCAATTATAATTCAACTATGTTTTTGCACAATCTACCCACCCCATTTCTCAAAAAAAATACGAATATGCTTGGCAGGGAATCGTCGGGGGGTGGTATATATCAATCTCCCCTACTAAAACAATTCAATTCAAATTATATATAAACAACCCACCCTATTAATTAGAATAAAATTAAATTCAATAAAAACAAAATTATTGCTTGGTCAAAAAAAAACCGAACTCATGTAAATTTCAGTAAAATACAGGGTTGGCGGCGAAATATAGTGTATATTATAGTACAATGAACTCAATTATATCATTATGTGAAGAATACAGTGATAATGCTTGGTATTCTGAATTTGACGAAAATAATATGCCTACAAAAATAGCCATAGAGATTGAAAAGAAATACAAATTTAACTTTTTAAAAGCCGTACTTCCCTTTGGGTATTCATTAGATGGATTCAGAAGGAAAGATGAGAATTATGCTATTCTTCAGTTGGTAAAATCAAAAAAACCAGCATTATTATCTGATTTAATTTAAATTTAATTTTCAATGAGCGAGGAGAATCGCGCTGAAGGTTCGGCGTCAAACAGCAATTCATGTTGGGTGCATACAAAATGGGGCAGACATCAAGCACAGATAATAATGGAAACGATACAACAAGAAGGTCATTATGTTATTGTGCGTATGATAAATGATGCATTTGAATTATCAGAATCAGTAAAAGTATTTACAGTAGATCGAATAGAATATATTTAAATTAAATTTCGGGGCATTATAATAATATACATATGTCTCAATACATAAAGAATAGATATTACCAATTAAGAAGAGAATGGAAAGAATATAAACAAGAATACAATAATATAAATAAATTATACGAATCAATTCAAAAACAATTTATAATTAATGTAATTCAATTTTGTCAGGATCATAACTTGGCGAATCCATTTACCGAATCGTCTTCTGAGACTCAAAATGTTGGCGGCGATGTATCTTCTTCTTCTTTTAAATCACTTTTTAGAAAGATAGCGGTGCATACTCATCCAGATAAAAACAAAAATAAAGAAAATGCGCGCGACATATACGAATCTGCTACTATTGCCAAGAAAGAAGGAAATTTACAAGAATTACTAGACGCTGGAAAAAAAATTAATGTAAAATTAAACATAAATGAAATTACTCTCGAAGAATTAGATTTATTGGAAACAAATATAAGCGAAATCAAAGACAAAACAAATAAAATTAAAAATTCTTATCCTTGGGTTTGGTTTCATGCTAATCCAAGCAAAAGAAATATGATTTTTTATAATTTCATTGAATCCGCTTAATTAAATAAATAAAATGTAATAAAAATACGAAATTTTAAATTTTTAAGAATTTCGTGTTGAAATTTTCAGTTACTTGAGTATATTATGTGTATATAAAATTGCATGCCAAAGAAAAAATCTGACCTACAAATTGGGCAGTTACAATCAAAGATTACGGTTAAAAATCTAGGTTTAACTGAGAAGCAAAAATCGCTAGTACGATTAGGGCTCGACAATAATAATAAAATTATCTTCATTACTGGGCCAGCAGGTTCAACAAAAACATTTATGGCTGTTTACTGTGCCCTTAAGAGATTAAAACAGGGTGATGAGATGGATTTGTTATATGTTAGAACTGTTATTGAAAGCGCTGAAAAAGGAATGGGAGCTTTACCTGGAGATATTGATGAAAAATTCAATCCTTACATGGCTCCTCTTGATGATAAATTAAGAGAACTTCTTCCAGCTACAACTGGAATTAGAACAGAGTTAATAAAAAGTAAAAGAGTGCAAGCTATGCCTGTTAACTTTTTGAGGGGTGCCAGTTGGACAAATAAAATTGTCATTGCTGATGAAGCTCAAAATTTCACATACAAAGAACTGACAACTCTTATGACTCGATTGGGCGAAGATAGTCAATTATTTATCTGTGGAGATTATATGCAAAGCGATATTAATGGAAAGAGTGGTTTTAAAGATATGTTTGATCTGTTTGATGATGAGCAAAGCAGGGCAAAGGGTATACATTGCTTCGCATTTGGTCTTGAAGATATCAAGCGTAGTGCAATACTGTCTTACATTATCAAGAGAATTAATAAAAAATAATATAGACAGGGAGCCCATAAAGTATTAAGAGATTGGTCTCATATTATTATAATTTATTGATTATCCCATCCAAAATACAGAATCACTTTGTAACAATTAAATAAAAAGTGTATAACATTATATGTTTGGTGGTATAATGAATACAGTTATTGGTGCTAGCATAAAAGTCGGTGCTAATTTAATCAACTTCTGGCTAGAGCAAAAAAAACAGGATCAAATGCTTCTTGCTGCCAGGGATAATGAAATGTTAAAAGCTCTTATTGAAAATCAAAATAAAAGAGCTGATGATCCATTTGTAAAAGTTACACGACGCATATTATTTATGTCTATTACATTCACTATGTGTTTTTTAATGATCTATTATGCAATGAATCCACACATCGCTTACGACGTATTGATGCCAAAAGGAGATAATGCTAAGTACGGTTTATTTGCATGGATATTTGGTGGAGAGAGCTGGACTCAGGTGAAGTTAACTGGAGGACTGATGCTCGCATCATTCATGGATCTATGTTTCATGGTGATAGGTTTTTATGCAATTCCATCTAAAAAATGAAAAAATTTATAATATTATTATTGTGTTCTGTTTTTTTATTCGGTTGTGTTAATAAAATAAAAGAATTACAGAAAAAAAATAAAGTGTCTACAGTAGAAGTTGTATCATTCGAACAAGCTGATATTGATGAAAGTGGAGATATATCGAAAGAAGAATTTAATAACGTGCAAGATAAAAGTAATATTGAACACTCGGCTCCCATGTGGGGATTTTATGGGGTAATAGGCATGGTTGTTATATTAATAATATTACCTCAAATTTTGAACACAAAAAAGGTCAGAAAGCAGTAAAACTGTGTAACATACGTTAATGGACTGGTCAATAATATTATCTTCATGTATTGTCGCTGGAACTACTATCATTAGTATATTTATTAAAGAGGTAGTTCAAGCTAAAAAAAATAAACAGCATGCTTGTGTAGCAAAATATACCAAGCAAAACGAAAATGTACAAAAAGCACTTGATTATGTATTAAATGAGATTGATGTCGATAGAGCATACATTTATGAATTTCATAATGGTGATCATTTCTACAGCGGAAATCACCAACAAAAATTTAGCTGCACATACGAGTCTTTAAATTCTGGAGTAAGTTCAGAAAGTATGCGTTTGCAAAATTTAAGAGTGAGTACATTTAATTCTTTTATTAAAGATGTATTAGGCTTACACGGTGAAAAGTCTTTTCAGATTGCAGATATTGAACAAATTGACAATCCATTATTACGTAATTGGCTAGAAGAAAGAGGTATTCGTTCATCCTATGCGTTCCCTATAGAGACACTCAATCATGGAGTGGTTGGAATATTGTCTATTGATTTTACCAAGCAAAAAACAAAATTAACCAAAGAAAATAAAGCTCTAATCTTAAATCAGTCAAAAATAATTAGCGGTTATTTAATTTAATTTAAAATAGAATTAATTTAAATAAGTTTTTATTATTCTATATGTTATCAACATATTGTCAACATTGCGGTAGTAAAAACGAGTATAGTAGTGTCAAGCCAAAATTTTGTTCTAGTTGTGGGCAAATGCTGGCTGGAGATTTTAACGAAGCTAGAGCTGTTACTAAAACGGTTACTAAAAAAGCTCCTGTGGCGAGAAGCGAAAATTATGATGAAGAGGGTACTGATATATATGAAGTACCAAATATATCTAAATTAGAATACGATATAGAAGTATCTAGCAGTTCCACTTTCACCCTTGGTTCTATCATTCCCAAGGATAGTGTGCAAAGCTCAGAATCTAACCAAAAGAAAAAACGAGGTAGACCAAGAAAAAATGGGTAGACCAAAAAAGATTCAATATGAAGATAAAATTGACATCATAAACGAAGAAATTCGAAAAAGAAAACATAAATGGTTTTTAGATTCTATGCCATGGATTTCTTTTGAAGATGTAGAGCAAATTATTCGATTGCATATTTACCAAAAATGGGATAAATGGGATCAAAAAAGATCATTAAAACCCTGGATCAACAAAATAATAAGCAATCAATTTAAAAACATTTTACGCAATTATTATCTCAATTTCGCTAAACCTTGCAGTAATTGCCCTTTTGATACATCAATAGCTGGAGAAAACTTATGCTCATTTACTAAAAGCGGTTCTCAAGATACCTCTTGTCCATTGTATGCTAAGTGGGCAAAAAGTAAGAAGAGTGCACACGATGTAAAAATCCCACTGAGGCTAGACGCTCAAGAATATGAGTCTGCATCGTTTTCGGTAGACTCTTTTAATGTTGATGGAGCCATTTCAAAAGTTCAAAAGCATCTCAAACAAGATCTCTCTGATCGACATTATCAAATTTATGATATGTTATTTATACAAAATAAAAGCGAAGAAGAAGTGGCGAAATTCTTAGGATACAAGAGTAACGAAAAAGGTCGAACTGCTGGGTACAAGCAAATCAAAAACATGCGTAAATTCTTTAAAGATAAGGTAATCAAAATCATCAAAAACAAAGATATTATCCTATGAACTTGACTGAAGAACAAAAAAAATTCATAGACGACAATTTTCAGAAAATGCCTGATTTAATCGAATTGACTCGAGCTACATTTAAAGATGGAACTATTGACGGCAGATCAAAACAAGGAAGAGCGGTACGAGCATATTTAGCATCTAAAGACATTAAATATAAAACATCTGAACATGAAACAGTTAAGCCTATTGTGCTTACCGAGGAACAAAAGAATTTTATAGAGCAATATTCTCAAGACGGAATGAGTAGTTATCAAATTGCACAGTTATTATTCCCTAACAATGAAGTTAAGAAATTAGGCCGAGAACAAAGAACTGTAGGCAACTACCTTGAGGCAGTTAAAAAAAGAAAAAGAGAGGAAAATAGAGTAGAACGCAATAAATATGACGGGCCAAAGAATTTAGGGGAATGTATAGATCGAGTAAATTTATATACTGATGCCGGCCTAACCGAGGGCGAAATGAAAGCCATGGAGCGTAAGTCTATTGAGTCTTTATTTAAATTTTTAAAATCTCCTAGGTTTACTCAAATCATAAGCAATTACCATAAGGAAGAAGATCAAGATTTATTTGAAGCAGAGTTCATAAGAGCGACATGGGATAAGCCAGACTTAACTACAGATGAAGTTAATTTATATGTGAATGTATGTGTCGACTATATAAACTTAAAAAATATATCTTCACACATGGAAAAATTAAACCGAATGTTTGACGAAGCTGACGAGCAGCAAGAGTTAACGGTTAGGTTGTCAGAGTTACTTAAAACAAAAAGTGAAGAGTACAATCAATGCGAAAAGAGGCAGGAATCCTTAATACAAAGACTTGCTGGAGATAGATCTAAAAGAATATCTCAACGTCAAGATCAAAACGCATCAATACTATCATTAGTTGAAAGTTTCCAGAACGAAGAAGAGCGAAAATTAATGGTTAAAATGGCAGAAATGCAAAAGAAAGCAATTAAAGAGGAGGCTGATAATCTAGAATCCATGAATGCTTGGAAGTCAAGAATATTAGGTATATCAAAAAGCGATGTCATCTAGCTTTAAATGTCAAGTGTGTCATGAAGAGTTTGACACTGAGAAGGGTTTGCATATACACCTAAAGAAACATAAGATAGATTTAGCTACATATTATACAACGTATTATCCAAAAACCAATTTACTCACTGGAGAGCTATTGCCATTCAAAAACAAAGAAGAGTACTTCAGCAGGGACTTTTCCACAAGAAGACAATTAATTAAATGGTGCATGACTCAAGATCAGGAGAAATCTGGAGAGTATGCACTTAAAAAATTAAAACAAAGAATAGACGATAAAAAATTAAAATACGCACCAAATCATCTAGAATTAAAGATATCTCAATTACCAGATATAGATGTATACAAGTATGCATTTGGATCTTATGGTAAAGCTTGTTCTAAATTAAATTTAAAACCTTTATATGGTAGTAGGATAGATCCTAGCTTTTTCGATCCGGATGAACAGTTTGAAAATTTAAAAATATTAATCGACACAAGAGAACAAAAACCTTTAACATTCAATATATCGGAGGACTTAAAGTTAGATTTTGGAGATTATACAGTGGGTGGTAAAGATTATAATTATACATATGTAGATCGAAAATCAGATTCAGATTTCAAAGGTACACTATCTGGAGGATTAGCTAGATTCAAGAGAGAACTACAAAGAGTTAAAGATTTTGATTCCTATTTGTTTGTAGTAGTTGAAAGCGATTTAAATAGATTATATAAAAATAATATGTATGGACCGCATAAATCTAATTTAAAATTTATATACCACAATATGAGAGTCTTAACTCATGAATTTGCTGGTCATTGTCAATTTGTGTTTACAGGAACACGTACTAACTCCCAGTCTGTTATTCCAAAAATTCTTACTTTAGGTAAAAAATTATGGAATGTAGACTTACAATATTATATAGATAAAAATGGCCTGGATTGAAGGAAATCAAAATCGTCGACAAAGAGAAGACGTTAACCAAGAAATTCTGAGTTTAAAAGGATTTTTAGATGAAAACGAAGCTAAGCAAAATCTGTATAAATTCTTAAAAGACAACATTACATTTACCACTAGTTTAATCGGGGGTGTAGATTTATTCCCTTTTCAGCATATGGCTATCAAAGCTATGTTTGAGACGGATTATTTTATGGGGGTATGGAGTCGTGGTATGAGCAAGTCTTACACTACTGGAGTGTATGCATTTCTAGATGCTATATTGCATCAAGGTGTAGAAATCGGCATTCTCGCTGCATCCTTCAGGCAGTCAAAACAAATATTTAAAAAAATAGAAGATATAGCAAACAAGCCAGAAGCTAGAATGTTAGCTAATTGTATAACTAAAAAATCAAAAAGCAATGATGAATGGTTGATGGAAATTGGAAGAAGTAGGATACGAGCTCTACCTCTGGGCGACGGATCAAAGCTGCGTGGTTTTCGTTTTCACCGAATTATTATTGATGAGTTTCTATTGATGCCTGAACGCATTTATAACGAAGTTATTGTGCCGTTTCTTTCTGTGGTAGAAAACCCTACACAAAGAGAAGATTTGTATAACCTTGAGACAAAATTAATAAACCAAGGAAAAATGAAGGAAGAAGAGAGGTATAAATGGCCAAACAATAAACTTATAATGCTTTCTTCGGCCAGTTATAAATTTGAATATATGTACAAATTGTATAGTCAATTCGAGAACCTAATACTAGGAGCAGAAAAAGGTCAAGATAAAGCTACACGTGCAATCATGCAGTTTTCATACGACTGCGCTCCCAAGCAACTATACGATCAAAATTTAATAACTCAAGCTAAGGCTACAATGAGCCAGTCTCAATTTGAGCGTGAGTTTGGAGCTTTATTTACTGATGATAGCTCTGGTTATTTTAAAACTTCTAGAATGGCTGCATGCACAGTTACGGACGGAGAAGATCCGCATGTAGAAATAAAAGGTCAGCCTGAGGATGAATACATATTAGCATTTGACCCGTCTTGGTCTGAAAGTGAAAGTAGTGATGACTTTGCTATGCAAGTTTTAAAATACCATAAAGGCAAAGGGACATCAACACTAGTTCATTCCTATGCGATGTCAGGAACTCCATTAAGGGATCACATATTTTACTTTCACTATTTAATAAAAAACTTTAATATCATAGCTATAGTAGGCGACTATAATGGAGGTGTTCAATTTATTAATGCCGTGAATGAAAGTGAATTGTTTAAATCAAATAACATTAAAATTAAATCAATTGACGGTGAATTCGATAAAATGGATACATATAAAAATGAGCTTAGATCGGCAAAATCTCAATACGATAAAAAAGACTATCGATACTTAATATTACGCAAACCAACATCTGACTGGATTAGGCGAGCAAATGAGTTGTTGCAAGCTAACTTCGATCACAAAAGAATTTGGTTTGGATCGAGAGCTATTGATGAATCTTACAATAAGCAAAGAGCTAAAAAAGTACCTATAGATCAATTGAAGTTTTTGAGATTGTCTGATGAAGAACAAAAACAAGCTGGCGCCGCAAAAATGATTGACTTTATCGAGCATCAATATGATATGATTAATATGACAAAAAATCAATGTGCCTTAATTCAGATAACAACATCTCCACAGGGAACACAAACGTTTGGATTACCTGCCGAACTTAGACGTCAAACTGGCCCAGATAAAGCTAGAAAAGACTCGTATTCAGCATTAGTGCTCGGAAGTTGGATGGTGAAAGTATTTCATGACATGAATAACATGCAAGCTGAAAAAGTATATTCTGGATTTACTCCAATGTTCATAAGTTAACTTTTAACTTTTATAGACTTTTACTTTAACTTTGTGTATTATAGTTTGTGA